CCATACCTCGCAGAGCCGATGAATGCTTTCACCGACCCCAAGGTACAGAACATTGTGCTGGCCTCGGCGTCGCAGGTAGGAAAGTCCGAGCTGCTGAACAACATTATCGGCTACATTATCGACGTCGACCCAGGCAGCATACTTTTCATCCAGCCAACAACCATCGACGCCAAGGAGTATTCCAAGCTCCGCATCGCGCCGATGATACGAGATTGCCTCACCCTACACAAAAAGGTCGCAGACCCGAAAAGCAGGGACAGCGGCAACACGATATTACAGAAAACCTACCCCGGAGGCATCCTGACGCTGTGCGGCTCCACGGAAGCGCACGCGCTGGCCTCCAAGCCTATCCGATATATCCTCGGCGACGAACGTGACCGCTGGGCGACGTCGGCCGGAAACGAGGGCGACCCGTGGGACTTGGCCCGGGCGCGCCAGATTACTTTCTACAACGCAAAGGCGGTGGAGGTCTCGACCCCCACCATCAAGAACGCCAGCGCGATTGAAGCCTCGTATGCTCGCGGCACTATGGAGCGGTGGTGCAGCCGCTGCCCCCATTGCGGCGAGTACCATGAGATACGGTTTAGCGATATCCGCTATGATTATTCCGAAAAGGTCATCGCCGGAAAGAAAACCTACTCGGTGACGGAAATCATGTATATCTGCCCCGGCTGCGCCTGCGTCTCCGAGGAAATGACGATGAAGCGGCAGCACGCCAAATGGATACCGGAAAACCCGAACGCTTACCAGCAGGGAATACGTTCCTTTTGGCTCAGCACCTTTGTCTCCGCATGGGCGTCATGGGAATCCATCATACTGGCCTACCTCTACGCCATCGGAGACACCCGTAAGCTGCAGGTCGTCTATAACACCCGTTTTGGCGATCTGTGGGAAGATCGCGGCGACCTCGAAGATGAGGATAGCCTGATGCAGCGGCGTGAGGAGTACCCCGCCGAGTTGCCGGACGGTGTCATGGTGCTCACCTGCGGCGTTGATACACAGGATGACCGACTTGAATATGAGGTTGTGGGCTGGGGGCATTTCTCCGAGAGCTGGGGAATTGAAAAAGGCATTATTATGGGGCGACCGGACGATGACGCGGTTTGGAGCAAGCTCGACGATGTGATAGACCGTGTGTATCACTTCGCTGATGGGCTCGGCCTAAAGGTCTCTATGACATTCGTGGACGAGGGCGGTCACTTCACGCAGGAGGTCAGGCTGCAATGCCGGGCGCGTATCGGTAAAAAGGTTTTCGCCATCAAGGGCCGCGGCGGTCAGAACGTCTCCTATACCGCCCCGCCCAAGAAGCAGAAAATTGTTATTAACAAAACAGTGGTCGGTACTTGCTGGCAGTATGAAATCGGCGTCGATTCCGGCAAGCAGATTATCATGGATAATCTTCGGGTGCAGACCCATGGAGGGAAGTATTGCCACTTCCCCAAGCGTGACGACTACGGCTCTGCGTATTTCAAGGGTCTGCTGTCCGAGCATCTGGTATACAAGGCCGGGAGAAAGCAGCCGTGGCAATGGGAGAAGATACCCGGCCATGAGCGCAATGAGCCTTTGGATTTGCGTAACTACGCGCAAGCGGCGTTTAAAGCACTCCCTGCGGACTTGGACGCGATAGACAGGCGGCTTAAGGCGGCTAGGAAAGAGCTGCCTCCCACGCCTGTTGCAACGCCTTCTGCGCCCAATGTACAGAAGCGTCGGGGGCAGAGGAAAGGCTCATCACTGGACAAATTCTATGACGATTGGTGAGGTGAATGATTATGGCATCGAAAACCGAGCTGAGGGCGCGGCTGGCCTTTTGGAAAGCGGCCCTCGAAAAAATGCAGGCGGCATACCTTGCGCTTGTTGATGGCGGCGTAAAAAGCTACACCATAGACGACCGCCAGCTCACGCGGTTCGATATTCCCGACCTGCTCAAACAGATTGAAGCGGCGGAGCGGAAGGTCGACGAGCTGACTGCGCTCCTCCATGGCGGTCGAGCACGAAAGACGTTCGGAATCATCCCACGGGACTGGTGAAAAAGAAACGAAGAGGGGTTAGCTCTTCGTTTCTTTTGGGTCAATGATTATTATGGTTATGATTCAATAATCATATCTTCTGGGTTTAATATTCTGGTACTCTCGTCAAAAAACAACAACTGTTTTTTTGAAAAAATGTACTGCGCTATGTACTTTTTGCCGTCAATTTGGCAAGTAATACTTCCATCCCGCAGCTCTGGCTCCGGCTTACCATTATGTTGATTCTTTAGCTTGAAAGGTATATTTTTACGGAAACTTTCAAAGAACTTTTCATCGGCTGCGTATTTGAATTCATCCAGTGTTAAATTTTTCTTCACTTCCGCCAAGCCCGTTACCCCACCATAATCGGTAAAGCCAAAATCCAGCAGCGCAATATCCTTGTCAAAGTATTCTTTCTTGAATTCTGAGCTATTGTTGAGCCATTTTTCAAATTTGATGTCCTCACTCATTATGTATCTCCCTTCATTTTTACATCAAATATTTTTAGCATAGTCATTGTATACTAAATTTTGTCTTGTTTCAATAAAACATCCAGTAAATAAGTATTCTTTATCAACCACGGGATAATCGCCCATCTGGGCTTTATCATAGCAGGTTGCCCGGCAGAGGTTTGCTCCTTTCACTGCCGGACGACCTGCTTATATATTTACAATTTATAATGATTGGAGGCGATAAGCGTTGAACAACAACGCAAGAGACCGGGGTGCGCCGCAGGCTAAAGGATATAGTGAAGCAGGCGCAAGTACCACCCGGCGAGCGCTCAAAAGCTTCACGGCTCGCAGCGGCTCACCGAACGAAGATATAAACTGGAACAATGCCACTCTGCGCCAGCGCGGCCGGATGCTCACTATGAGTTCCCCGGTGGCGGCATCGGCCATCAACACAAACCGCACAAAGGTTGTGGGCAACGGCCTGACACTGCAATGCGCCGTCGACCGCGACGTACTCGGGCTTTCCCCCGAGGCCGCAAAGGTGTGGCAGCGGATAACCGAAGCCGAGTTTCAACTGTGGGCTTCAAAAAAAGAGAACTGCGACGCCATCGGCGTCAATAATTTTGAGGGGCTGCAGCAGCTCGGACTTAAATCGTGGCTAATGAGCGGCGACGTGTTCCCGTTGTTCAAGCGATATCCGGTGACCCCGCTGAATCCGTATTCGCTGCGCATCCATCTTATTGAAGCTGACCGCGTCAGCACGCCTATCAATTTCGGCGTGTCCTCCGGCTACTCCATTATGACGGACGGCACCAACCCCGCCAATGGCAACAAGATATTCGACGGCGTCGAGGTCAACAAGGACGGCATGATTGTCGCCTACCACGTCCGAAATACCTATCCCGGACAGATCACGGCCGACACCACGGAATGGACGCGGATTGAGGCATACGGCAAGAACACCGGCCTTCCGAATATCCTGCATGTCATGGACAGCGAGCGCCCCGACCAATATAGAGGCGTCACATACCTCGCGCCGGTCATCGAGCCGATTTTACAGCTGCGCAGATATACCGAGAGCGAGCTGATGGCCGCGCTGGTGCAATCGTTCTTCACAGCATGGAGTACCACGAAGACCGACCCGACCGAGATCCCTGTCAATGAGGTCGGGGCCGGAGACATCGCCGGAATACCGAGCGAAGTGCCGGACGGCGTTTCGGAGAGTCCAAACGAGTACGAGATGGGGCCGGGCAGCGTTACGCACCTTGAGGATGGGGAGAGCATCACCTTCGGCAATCCGAATATCCCCACGGCGGGATTTGAAACCTTTGTAAAAACCATCTGCAGGGAAATCGGCGCAGGTCTGGAGCTTCCATATGACGTGCTGATAAAGGAGTTCAATTCATCCTACTCGGCGGCGCGCGGCGCGCTTCTCGAAGCGTGGGAGGCTTTCCGGATGCGAAGGCAGTGGTTTGTCGACGATTTTTGCCAGCCTGTATATGAGGTTTGGCTCACCGAAGCCATCGCCCGTGGCCGCATAAAGGCTCCGGGCTTTTTTGATGACCCGCTTATCCGCGCTGCATGGTGCGGCGCACGCTGGATTGGCCCGGTACAGGGTCAGCTTGACCCGCTGAAAGAGGCAAAGGCGGCGGTCATCATGGTTGACCGCGCTTTTAAGACCCATGAGCAGGTCACCCGGGAGCTCGGCGGCGGCGACTGGGAGGAGAACGCCGAGCGGATCGCCTATGAGAATGCAAAGCTCATGGCAGCCGGCGGCGGCAATTATATGGCATCGCTTGAAAGTGACAGCGATGAAGAAGGAGGAGAAAACTACAATGCCTAATTTCACTAAAACCCTTTTTGGCGGCTCGGGCAAAAAGGCAGTCAGCATACAGCGCGAGTGCTACACGATGGCGAGCACAAACGGCAGCGACGCCGAGATCATCATGTATGGCGAGGTTGTCGAAGACCGCCCCGTGGACTGGTGGACCGGCGAACCTGTTGAGGGCAGCTACATCGTTCTGAGCGAGTTCTTGGACGACCTCAAGCAGATTGAGAATGCCGACCGTATTTCGATGCGCATTAACTCCATCGGCGGCAACGCCTATGCGTCCATCACCATCCATAACCGGCTGAGAGAGCTGAAAGGCGAGCTGACCGCCGTCGTTGACGGTGTGGCTATGTCCGGAGGCTCTCTTATCATGTGCGCCGCCGACAAGGTACAGGTCAACCCGTCCAGCTTGATTATGATTCACCGATGCCTTGCGATGCTTATCGGCAGATACAATGCCGAGGAGCTAGAAAAAATCGTCGCCTCCAACGAGAGCGTCGACAAGGCTCAGGCTGCAATTTACAAGCGCAAGACCGGTATGGAGGAGGCAGACATCCTCGCCATGATGGGCGATGAAACCTATATGACCGGCTCGGAAGCCGTCGACAAGGGTTTCGCCGATGAACTGCTCGATGCCGAGGCTTCGAAAATCGCGGCCAGTGCGGATTGCCGCACCCTCTATGTGAATGGCCGGGCGATTCACAGCGCTTTCCCGCACATCAATCTGCCCAATAGCGTCCCCACGGTCGATACTGCCGATAGCGCAGCTACGATAAATCCAATACAGCCGGCACAGACCGGCGGCAATGAAGGAGGAAAAACCATGGCACAAACACTTGAAGAACTAAAGAAGGAAAACCCCGACCTCGCAAACGAGCTCATGGCTCAGGCTCAGGCCGCCGCATCTGCGGAAATCGAAGCCTCGGGCGGCGCAGTGGAAGCGGAGCGAAAGCGCATCAGGGAGATTGATGAAGTTTCCGCTCTCTACAGCGATGAAATGGTACAGGAGGCGAAGTACGGAGCTAATCCCTGCACAGCTCAGGAGCTTACTTACCGCGCTGCCAAAGAAATGGCAAAGCAGGGCAAGAAATTCCTGGACGGCATGGCGGATGACGCCGGAGCTTCCGGGGCACAGCAGGTAACTGCACTCCCCGGCGCCGATGACGGGGCCCTTGACAATGGCAGCAATAAAACTCCCGAGCAGCTCATGGCTGAGGCACGCAATGAAGTGCAGACCCTGCTCGGCAATAAGAAGGAGGGCTAAACGATGACTAACATTTCCAGAAAAGTCGGCGAAATGGATTTCGACGGGCTGATTACGAATATCATCCCGCCCGTACAGGTCCAGGGCGGAACTATCGCCGCGCTCGCCGGCGCGGCCGCATATAAGCGCGGCACAGTTTTTGCCAAGTCCACAGCGGACAACAAGCTCTATGTTCTCGGCACAGCTGTCGGGAGCGGCGACACCCTGACCCCTGACTGCATCCTCTGTGATGACACAGAGATTGACGGCGCAGACGTTGTTGCAGCGGTTTATACCGCAGGCTGCTTTGACCCGAACAAGGTCACGCTGGCCGACAGCTACACCATGTCCGAGGCCGACAAAGACAAACTCCGCGAGCGTGGCATTGTGTTCAAGGCCGTGTCCGCAGCAAATTGATAGGAGGGATTAAACATGGCTATTCTTAATTTTTTTGACACTTATGTGCTGACGGCGATTACTGAGGAAATCGTCCCGCAGCCGTCTTTTTTTCGTGATCGTTACTTTCCGACCGGCGCAGGGGATATCTTTGCTGCGGACAAGGTACTGACCGAGTATCGCAAGGGCGACCGTAAAATGGCCGCATTCGTATCTCCCCGTGTCGGAGACATACCCATGGATCGCCGTGGGTATGCAATCCATGAATACCAGCCTGCTTTCATGGCTCCGTCCCGCCTGCTTACCCTGGACGACCTGAAAAAGCGTGGCTTCGGGGAGGCTCTCTATCCGGGCATGACCCAGGTGCAGCGCGCTGCCAAACTCCAGCTTGAGGACATGACCGACATGGACCTGCGCATTAGTCGCCGTGAGGAATGGATGTGTGCACAGACCATGATTCACAACGCCTGCACCATGCAGGAGTACGTCGACGCCAACACCAAGGGCGATGTGCTGTACGTTGAGTTTTATGATAAAACCAGCGAGCACATCTATATTGCATCCAACAAATGGGACAGCGACGACGGGGACTACTTTTTCAGCGACGTCAAGACTATGTGCCGTCTGCTCTCGCGCAGAGGCTTGCGCTCATCTGACCTTGTGCTCGGAACGGACGTTGCAGATGCTGTCCTCAGCATGGAGAGAGTGCAGAAGCTGCTCGACAAGAACAGCGGCATTATCACCGGCCAGATTGACCAGACGCTTACCCAGTACGACGGCGTTGTTGTGATGGGTGTGCTGAACTTTGGCGGCTTTAAGCTGACCCTCATCTGCTGCGACGAGACCTACGTAGACGACTATGATGTAGAGCAGAAGTATTTCCCGGCGACCTCCGCCATGGTCACCGCGCCGAACTGTGGTCATTTGATGTACGGCCAGATTACCCAGATTGATTTCGGAGCTACCGACTATGCGACATACGCAGCCCGGCGTGTACCCAAGTTTGTGCTCGACCAGCCGAACGACACCCGCAAGCTGCGCCTTGGCGCACGTCCGCTGGCGGCTCCCCACAACTACTGCCCCTATATCTACGCGGCTAACGTCGTAGGATAAGGCTCAGGCAGGAAAGGAGTTACAGAATGAAGCTAATCAAAATAATTAGTGGCACATATGGACATCGTCCCAATGGCTCAAAGTCTGCCCATCCTAAAACCTCGAACGATTGCCCATTTGAGGTTGATGACAGCGTAGCCGAGCGGCTTGTGGCAATGAAAGTAGCCGCCTATGCTGAAGAGGTGGCGGTCGAGAGCCCCACTGACGAGGACGCCTTTGCAAAGCTCGCGGAATCTCTGCTCGGTTATATCGACGGCACGGATGATGTGCCCGCTGCTGTCGCCTCTGCTTTCGAGCTTCTGGCACAGGCTGCGAACGATGCAGGCGTAGAATTGCCTGTTAACGGCGTTGCAACGCCCGATGGCGGCGCAGACGCGAGGGGGCTGAGCGTCGCCCCGCCTGAGCAGAAAAGCGGCACAGAGGGCGAGGAAAACGACGAGTCCCCGGCCGTCGATGATGACGACAATGTCGAGGACGAGGATGAAGGAATACCTAAGTACAATGCTGAGACGTCCTTTGCCGACCTAAAGCAAATCATGAAAGACTGCGGCCTGACCTATAAGGTCGGCATGAGCCGGGTCGACGTGGTTGCGGCGCTGGACGAATATTTCGCCGACGAGGACGACGGTGAGGTCCCTCCTGCGCTCGGTACTGAGGAGCCGGTCATATGAAAAAAGAGCAGGCTAATAATCGCAGAAAGGCGGTGGTATGATGTCGAATTTCAAAGACATGGTGGCCGCCGACAATCGGGGCGTATTTCTGAACCTGTCCGAGTTTGCGGAGCTGCGCACCGTCAAGTATGACGGCGAGACGTACACTGACATTCCGATTGTGCTATCCGGCCTTAAGGAAAAGGACAGGCGCTCGCTTGTGAACGACCATACGCAGGGCCTATATCAGGTGACAAGCGTGCTTCATTGCGCCGCTTCCGATTTAGGCGGCAATAAGCCTGAGAAGGGGCAGCGTATCAAAATCAACGACGAGGAAGGCGGCGGGGGATTCTTTTTTGAGTTCTACGTCGCCTCTTCCGTATGCGAGATGGGCATGCTGCGCGTGGAGTTGGAGGCGATTGACGAATGAGCATTGTGCGCATGGAGGAAGTCGGCGGCAAGAGCCTTGAGC